CTGGCGCCGGCGTGTGGGCGGGTTCCTTCGTGTCGGGCGTTTCTGGCACCTGCTGGGCGGATATGGCGTTCTCCGTGGCCGCGACTCACGGCTGGGTTTGTGTCGGTATGGACGTGACATCGGGCAGTATTTACCGCCAGTATTCTTCGTTGTCGACTACGGCTGCCCATGTGACGGGGAACACTGCAGTGAACGATCTAATAATTTGGAATTGCGTAGCGGAGTGACCTATGACATGGGGACAGATCAGGCTATTGTGCCAGAAGAGCGCGCCGGAAGTCGATCTGGATCTGATCGACGGCTGGCTGAATACGCGCTACGAGAAGGTGCTGCAGGCGACGGATTGGACGGGAATCGGCGCCCACGCGACGATTCAGACCACCGCGGCGTATCAGTCGGGCGCGGATAGCGCAACCTTCACGGTGGGCAGCACGGCGGTGATTGGCAGCTTGACGGCGTGGACCGCGGCGATCAGCGGGCAGAAGATTTACCGGCCGGGGGACACAGTCACTTACACGGCGACTTACTTCTCGGCGACGGCACTGACTCTCGATCGGCCGTATGAAGGGATCGATCCGGATGCGCCGGGAACGCTTTACGCGGCGGCGGCCTATGTATTCTTCCAGGATATTTATCCGCTGCCGGGCGACTGCTCATCGGTGATCGAGATCCTGAATCCACAGACTGGCTTCCCGCTGGATCAGATGAGCAAGTTCGAGATGGACGCTTGCGTGGGGGAACGAACGCTGGTGGACACTCCGGAGATCTTCGCGGTGTGCGATGACTCGCCGGAGACTGCGCCGCCGGTGATCCACCAGGTGCAGTTCTATCCGCCTCCGCTCTTTGGGCGCGGGTTCAAGATCCACTACAGGCGCGCGGCGCTGGGGTTCGATGGCGGGGATACGTCTGCATCGCCGTTGCCGTTTCTCGGGAGCCTGGTGTTGATTGCCGGCGTGCGGGCGGATATCTTCAAGCATCTGGGGAAACTGCAGCAGGGATTGGCGTACGAGGCGGAGTTCAAGGACGCGCTGGCCGATCTGGTCCGGGCGGAGCATCAGCAGCGGAAGAAGAAGCCGGTGATGAAGATGGCGCCGCGGTTCACGCGGCATCGGCTGGCGAGGGTGGAGCGCGGGCTGCAGGACGCGTGGCGCGGCGGTACTCCGGGAGGGCCGAGCTGATGGACGTCGAGAGCAAACAGACGATCGCCGATTCCATTGCCGGGGCGCAGACGGCCGCTGACGAAGTGGTGGACAGGGCGGTGGCTGCGCTTGCGGTCCTGCTGAAGCCTGCCATCACGCAACTGCTGAACGGGTTCGGGAATACTGCCAGCTCGTTGCTGGTGGCTGCCGAGAAATTGGCGGACAGCGCCGACAGCGACGTGACGGCAATCATCGCGGGGCTGGATGGCTGGACGCTCGAAATTGCACCGATCACGATCCGGCTGAGCAAGCCGAAGTGACGGCGGCGCCGGGTTTTGACGCGGAGAAAAATTTTATGGAAGAAAACATCGTGCAGGCAACGGGCCAGGCGGCCGCTCTTGATTTGACAGAGAAGCCGGGCCACGCCGCGACGGGAGTGGATTGGGAATCGGAGGGCGGAGCGTGGGGCGGGCGGTTCAGCGGGCCGGAGGGGAACGACTTCTTCCCACTGGAGTATGAAGGGCTGCGGTGAGCGGGCCGGTGGACAGGCCGGGAGGCCTGTCCTACATAGACTGAATGCAATTGTCGGACATGAGCGCGCGCGTCTCGCAGCGCCTGGCGGAGGGGAGCGCGGCGGCGTTCTATCCCAAGGCAGAGATTGTCGCTGCGCTCAACGAGGCTTTGCGGCTCTTCTCTTTGCTTACGCTGGGACTCGAAACTACCAAGGCGTGGAACGTGCCGGCGGCGACTACGTTCTTTCACATGCTGACCTACTATCCGGACTGGATCGTGCCGCTCAGACTTACCGACAGCGCGGGAGCGAAAGTGCGGCCATCCAGATTCGGGGACCTTACCTCGCTGGATTCGGGGTGGATCAGTTCGCCGACGCCCGCCGGGCCTTACCGGTACGTGGCCGAAGGGGCCGACTTCGTGGCCATCTACCCGCAGCCGATGGCGATCGGGCAGGTGATCAACGTGACCTACGCGCGCGCGCCGCTGGCATTGGTGAGCGACACGGATGTGCCGGAGATTCCGCAGGAGTATCACCCGCGGCTGGTGGAATACGGCGTGTATCGAGTGCGCCAGGTTGAGGGCGGGCAGGAATTTGCGAAGACGCTGCCGATGCTGGGGGCCTTTCTGGATGGGGCGCAGAATTATGCGGATTACGTCAGGGCTCGGAATAAAGGGTCGCGGTACGATGCGGTGCCCTTTGAGCTTTCCAGCTTTGATCGGAGTGCGTTGATGAAAGGGGCCGGTGGACAGGCCAGGAGGCCTGTCCTACAGGAATGATATGGCACTGACAACGATCAATATTACCCAGGGGGCTGGGACCGCGGTCGAGGTGGACTCCTCGGGCGCGGGGTACATGCAGGTGATCAAGCTGGCGGAGTCGGTGCTGGGATCGACGGCGCTGCTTCCGGCTAGCGCGGTCACGGGGCTGCTGGTGAATGTGGGGACGCCGGCAGTTTCGCAGAGCGGCGTGTGGAATGTTGGGGCGGTCACTTCGATCACTAACACGGTGACGGTGGCTGGGGCGGTGAGCATCACTGGCGCGCCGGCGGTCACTCAGTCGGGTGCTTGGGTGATCACATCGATCACTAACACTGTGACTGTGGCTGGGGCGGTGAGCATCACTGGCGTGCCGGCTGTTTCGCAGTCCGGGGTGTGGAACATCGGCACGGTGACCGGCATTACGAATCCGGTGACCGTGGCGGGCACGGTGGCGATCTCGGGGACTGTTCCTGTGTCCGGCACGGTGACGGGCAATCAGGGTTCCGCGGCGGCGATTGGCTCGGCGTGGTACGTGCGGGTGTCGGATGGCGCTCTGGCGGCGGTGCTGCAACCCATTGGCGGGATCAACTGCCTGCCAGTGAAGGTGCTGGGCCAGGTGGGTGGCGGATATTCGCAGGTTGACAAGACGGCGTTTGTGGAGGGGACGACGCCGGTGGAAGTGATCGGCGGAGTGTTCAACGATGCGTTCGTTGGCTCGCCGGCGGCGGGGCAGGCCTCGGTGCTGCGGATCACTGCGCAGCGCGCGGTCCACATCAATTTGCGGAATGTGGCGGGGACGGAGATCGGGACCGCGGCGGCCGCGGTGCGCGTGGATCCGGTAGGAACTACGCCGCAGCCGGTCAACATTTCGGACTCGGGAGGCGTGGCGATCAGTGCGGCGAACCCACTGCATGTGGCGCCGTCGCTGAATCCGGGTACGCAATGGCGGCAGCATGTGACGTTTGGGGCGAGCGCGACAGCGCTGGTGGTGCATACGCCGGCGGCGGGCAAGACGGTGTACGTGAAGGGCCTGACGATCACGCCTACGGCGGCTGGGGCGATTGTGAAGCTCTTCGACAATGCGGATTCGGACACGGCTGAACTGTTCAACGGTCAGCCGCCGCTGGGGAGCTGGTCGGTTGTGTTTCAGCCTCCGGAGGCGCTGAGCGCGGCTAACAATGTGCTGAAGTACTCGACTGGGGCGGCCGCGGCCGGGGATTTTTTGGTGTGGGGATATGACGCGTAGACAGCCGACAGGGCAACGGTCGACAGGCCAGGAGGCCTGTCGTACATGCTGATACTGCTATTTCCGCAGGGGGTTGCGGGCTCGGGGCTCGACACGGCGGCGTCGGTCAACGATGCGCTTTACCGGCTGGGGTTTCAGGGAGCGGCCGACATCGCCGCGCCTGGCTGGGTGACGGTGGTGGAACTCTATCAGTGGGCGGATGAGGCCGCGAAGGGGATCGCTTATAAGTCAGGCGTGTTTCTGACTGAGGATGTCTCGATCACGGCGGTGCCTGGGACCGCGGTTTATGCGCTGCCTGCTACCCACGTCTTCACGATTGCGGCGTGGCTGGCGGGCGTGCCATTGCGGGCTACGGCGGTGCGTGATTTGTGGGCGCTGGATGGGAATTGGCCGACGTCGGCGGGGGATGCGCAACGGTTTTCGCTGGACGCGGGAAGCGTGGGGACGGTGACGCTGTATCCGAATCCGCTGGTGGGCGGGGTGCTGGCGCAGATCTGTCAGGAGTTCCCGCCGGCGATCGCGCTGGGCAGTTCGGCGATCGCGCTGCCTACGGTGCTGGTGGATTACTTCACTTATGCGATGCTGGCCGGGGCGCGGGGTAAAGAGAGCGAAGCGGCGATGCCGGAGATGGCGAGTCACTTTGAGCAGCGGATGCGGCTGTATGAGCAGGTGATTGAGCATCTGTGGGGGCCGGGGCAGTAGGCCGGCTGGGCTGGTTTTTGACGCTGAGGCGCTGAGGCGCTGAGATGAAATCTAACTGCATGATCTTCGCGTTCACGTATTGGTTCGCTTGCGGTGGGTATTTGCTGGTGAGGAAAAGCCATCACTGGTGGGGGCCGCACTTCGCCTGGTCCGGGGATCTGAAGACGTTTCGGGACTTCAGTCCGACGCCGGAGGCGCACGCCATGATGGAACAGCGAGTGAAGGATGGGAAGTGGCCGCCGTTCTGGTTCCGGGGCTACGTCAAGGTGGGGACGGAACTGCCGTGATGGGCGCGCCGAGTTCGATGGGCAGGTTGTACAGCCAGAAGCGGCCGACTACCAGATGCATCACCGTCCATTCGCTTGTCACGGCGTGGGGCCAGTGACGGTGGCGCCAGTTGCGAGCGCGGGCAATCATACTCTCGGAGGCCAGTTCCACTGGCACGGGCCATCGCCTTGCGTCAGGCCTTCGTCCATGTGCTGCCCCTTCGGACCGAACACAAAGAGCCGGACCGAACCGTCTTCCGCGACGTTCTGAATGATCGCTGGAGACTGCGCGGGCGGGTATCTGCCGTCCGCACTGCCGGGGTGGTTGTAAATCACGATGCTGCCGATGGATGGCTTCATGGTGCAAGTCTAGCGCGCCTAGCGGACAGGCCGGGATGCCTGTCCTACGTGGCTGGCGAATTACCAGAGCAGTGGGATATTCGCGCAAAGAGATGCAGATCCTCGGCGGGGGCTTCAACATGCTGCCGCCTGGGGACAAGACGCCGGTTACCGATTATCTGCTGGCGCAGAACTGGCGCGTGGATCGCGTCGGGAAGCTGGTCTCGCGGTGGGGCTATGCGCTCAAATTTTCGATACTCGGCGGCGGGGTGGCGCATAGCGCGGGGGTGCGCGGCGGCATCGAGGGCGATTATTACATCGGCGCCAATGGAGCGGGGGCCAATCCCGGATCGGTGTTCTTTGCGCTGAACAGCGTGCCGATCGCGACAGGCTTTGATGGGAACCGCATCGCGTTCGTGGGCATGAACGGCTGGATGTGGATGATGAACCGCGCGGTGCAGGGGAAACACAATCCCTCGTCCGGGTTCCACAACTATGGTCTGGCGGCGCCGACGAATGCTTGCCTGGCGGCGATAGGCGCGGCGGATGCAGTGGGGCCGAGCGGAAGCTATCAGTACTACGTCACCTTCGGAACGGCGGACCTGTCGGTGGAGAGCAACCCTTCGCCGGTCTCGACCACAGTCACGGTTGCCGGGCAGGACGTGAATCTGACTGCGATTCCGGTGAGTACCGATCCGCAGGTTGGCGTCCGCAATATCTACGCGACCGGGGGAACTCTCGGGAGCGCTTACCAGGTGGGCACGATTAACGACAACGTGACCACCACCTTCACGGTGACGATCGACGATCTGGACGCGACCGATAACGGCGTGATCATGCCGACGTCGAACGATGCGCCGCCGGCATGCTCAGGAATGGCTGGCCCCTATTTCTCCAGGCTATTGGCGTGGTCTACTGTGGAGCATCCGAACCGGTTGTGGTGGACCGATCCGGACACGCCGCAGTATTGGCCGGGCGCGGACAACGAGGCGGTGGGGAACTGGGTGGACGTCGGCGCCGACGGCGAGGCGATTGTATGGTGCACGATGCACGCCGGCGTCTTCGTGATGTACAAAGAGCGCTCGATCTGGTGGCTGGTGGGAGATCCGGACTCGGGGACTCTCGATCAAGTGACGGATGCCGGCGGGCTGGCGGGACAGTGGGCGGTGACGGCGGCCGGCGCGGTGGACTACTTCGTGGGCCCGAATGGACTGATGCAGTTCGCCACGGCGCCAAGCGTGGGAGAGATAGGCGGCAATATCGCACCGCTGTTCAACGCGAACATCACGAATGCCGGCGCACTGACGCGGCCGGGCGCGGTGCTGCCGGGGTCCGCTTACCTGACGAATTCGGCATTCTGCTATGCGGTGGCGCTGGGCTATGCGATGGGCAAGCTGTATATCTCGTACGCGGAGAAGACGTCGGGCGGCGCGACGAACATGCTGCTGGTGTATCACGAGGCGAGCG